AGTATATACAAAAGCAGGCAAAGAGTACAAAGGCAAACATCACAAAATGCCTAATGGACAAATTCATTCTGGTGCTAAACATAATAAAAACAGTAAACGTTTGTATAAAACAAGACCAAAGAAGAAGAAGTAATGGCTATAGTATATAGAGGCGAAAGATTCTCAGGTTACAATAAACCTAAACGTACACCAAAAGCTAGCAAGTCACATGCTGTATTAGCTAAAGAAGGCGACAAAGTCAAACTTATTAGATTTGGTCAACAAGGTGTATCTGGTGCAGGTAAAAAAACTGATGCTAAATCTAAAGCTAGAAGAAAGTCTTTTAAAGCAAGACATGCTAAGAACATCAAAAAAGGAAAAATGTCTGCAGCCTACTGGGCTGATAAAGTTAAATGGTAAATGTAGTTTGCATCTCAGAAGGTTGCAACGAAGCATTACCAGAGAACTCTACTAAATATTGTTCTAAGACTTGTTACAAAAGAGAATCACAAAGAGCTTATAGAGCTAAAAAAGATGGTAAAGAGTACGAGTTACCTGTAAAAGAATTAAATCAACCTAAGTCAGCAACAGTACGTAGAGGTAGTTTATATAAAAAGTTTATAGACCAAAGCTATGCTTTAGATGTTGTAAACGAGAATATAACTTCTAAAGAAGCAGCAGAAGCACTTGGTTGTTCTACTGCACAGATTTCTAGAATGTTGGCTGCATATAGAGAAGATATACAAACACAAGTAGAATCATCTAACTGGGAAGTATCAGAAGATGCCCAACAATCCTTACAAGACTTTAAAGAGTTTAGAGATAGATACTTCTTAACAGAACTAGGTGTACAGTTTGAGACAGCAGATTTTCACCATAATTGGATTACATCAATCAACAAAGCATTATCTAAAGGTGGACAACAAATGATACTTAGTCCTCCACGTCATGGTAAAACAGAACTTCTTATACATTTTGTTATTTGGCTTATCTGTAGAAATCCAAACATAAGAATATTATGGGTGGGTGGTAACGAAGACATTGCAAGAAATGCTATATCTTCTGTTATGGATACTTTAGACGCTAACGAAAAACTTATAGAAGATTTCTGTGGACCAGGCGGTACATTTAAACCGTCATCAAGAACTGGTAAATCTTGGTCACAAAATGGATTTACTGTAGCTACTAGAACAGTATCAGGTATAAAGTCACCAACAATGGTTGGTATTGGACGTGGTGGTAAAATTCTATCAAGAGACTGTGACATTATTATTGCTGATGACATTGAAGACTTCTCATCTACAATGCAACCTGCTTCAAGAAGAAACACTAAAAACTGGTGGACTACCACATTAGGTTCTAGAAAAGAGGAACATACAGCAATGGTGGTAATTGGCTCAAGACAACACCCTGATGATTTATATTCTGCTTTATTAGAGAACGAAGCGTGGGAGACAATAGTAGAAGAAGCACATGATTCAATGTGTACTACAGCAGAGTTTGAAGAAAAAGACCATACAGAATGTATGCTATGGGGTGATAAACGTACGTTTAAATGGCTAATGGATAGAAAGCGTGATGCACAAACAACAGGTGGTTTAGCAAGATTTGAAATGGTGTATCTAAATAAAGCACAAGCACAAGGTTTATCTTTATTTAATCCTGAAGTAATAAAATTATGTTATGACCCGAATTGGGATATAGGACAGATACCAGATGGTGCATACCTAGTTGCAGGATTAGACCCTGCTGCTACAGGTTATCAAGCTGGTTTTCTTTGGGCTGTTGAAGCTACTAACTCAGAAATTAAGTTAACAATGGTAGATATGGAGAATCATCAAGGTGGTGGTCTAGAAGAAGCTAGAGCCTTAATAAAAAAATGGTTTGAACAATACAACTGTTATCACTGGGTTATAGAAGAAAATGGTTTCCAAAAAGCTATTAGGCAAGATGAAAAGACTAGAGAGTACGCAAACCTACACGGTATAAAGTTAGAGGGACACGAAACACATAAGAATAAATGGGATGAAAGATTTGGTGTTACAGCACTAGCTCCTATGTTTCAAGAAAAGAATATTAAACTACCTTTTTCTAGTATTGACGCTCAAACTAAGAGTATTACCTATACCAAACAATTAAGTTATTTTGCTTCAAAAGGCAATAAAAACTCGTATAAAAGTGATATAGTTATGGCAAGTTGGTTTCCCATGAAAGTAATCAGGAACTTGCAGAAGTTAACCTACGCGGAAATAGGTTTAGACTACACTCCTAGTTATGAAGGATATAGTATGCTAGACTTAAACGATATACCATGGAGTTAAATTGACACCAGACCAGATTATAGACAGAGCTACGTTCTTAAAGAAGTCACACGATAATGCTTTAATTGATAGAGCGAGATTCCGTGCAATACTTAATGGTGGTGAAGATGGTATACGACAATTACTAGGTCCAGGAATGGATTCGTTAGACTCCGCAACGTTACCAGCTCCTAACTTAATGTTATCTGCATTAGATAGACTTGCACAAAAAATAGGTAAAGTTCCGTCATTAGATGTTTCTATTACCAATGCTAGAGATTCTCAAAGAAACAAAATTAAAAAAGATAAGTTAGAGAGAATTATTACATCTTACGATAAGATGCAAGGATTAAAAATGCAATTACCACAAGTAGCTAGATGGCTACCTGGTTATGGATTTGCAGTATGGGTTATCACTACTAAAACAGATGGCGAAGGAAATATCTATCCATATGCAGAACTTAGAAATCCTTACGATTGTTTCCCTGGATATATGGGTAATAACCAATCTCCAGACGAACTAGCCATAGTACAGAAAGTACCTATTAAGCAATTGTTGCAAATGTACCCAGAACTTAAAGCATGGTTTGAATCACAAAATGAAGAAGTAAGAGATTCGTACCTTAACATGGGTTCTGATACCTCTTGGGAAAACAATGCTGAAACAGGAGACGTAATACTTGAATACATGAATGTAGAAGGAACTTATGTTTTACATATGGCTTCTAGAAAAATTATAGACTTTGTACCTAACCCACTTAAATCTGGTCCATCTTTCGTTGTAGCTAAAAGATATTCTTTTGACAAGCTACAAGGACAGTTTGACCAAGTAGTAGGTTTGATGTCATCTATGGCTAAGATAAACATTTTGTCTGTTATAGCTATGGAAGACGCAGTCTTTACAGAAACAAACGTGGTTGGAGAAATAGAATCAGGACAGTACAGAAAAGGTAGAAACTCAATTAACTATTTGTCACCAGGTTCACAAGTTATAAAACCTGTTACTAACTTACCGTATCAGCTATTTGAAGCTGTAGGTAGATTAGAAAGACAATTACGTGTTGTTGCTGGGTATCCAGTTCAAGACGACTCTATATCACCCAACTCATTTGTAACTGGTAGAGGTCTGGAAGAACTGGAATCTGGCGTTGGTGCTATGGTCACTGAGTACCACACCATAATTGAACATGCTTTACAAGAAGTAGATAGCAAAAGATTAGAATTAGACGAAGCGTTATTTAGTAAACAAAGAAAACCTATAAGTGGTACATACAAAGGTGCATCATTCTCTGAAGAATATACTCCTGGTACTGACATAAATAAGAATTACACAACACAACGTAAGTTTGGAGCTATGGCTTCATTTGATGCCCCTAATAAAATAATTACTGGGCTACAACTTTTACAAGCAGGAATAATTGACAAGGAAACTTTCCAACAAGAGATGGACGGTTTAGAAAACCTGACTCAAATTAATGAACGCATAGTAAAAGAAAAGACAGAAGATATCTTATATCAGACTTTGTTACAGCAATCTCAATCAGGAGATAAAGCTGCAATGATGGCTGTTGTAGAGATATACAATAATCCAAAAGATATTGGTATTATTCTAGAGAAGTACTTTACAGCACAAGGTGAAGAACCTACTCCTGAAGAACAAGCTGTCTTACAACAACAGGGTGTACCACAACAATCAGGTCCACCAAATTTAGCAGCTTTGTTAGGAGGAGCAATTGGCGGATAACCCTACCAATTTAGAATTTGCAAAGATAGTAGCAGCGAACTATACCGTAGAAGAACAACCTATGTGGGAAATGACTTCGGAGGCTTTGCAAGAAGAAGATAGTCAAGATATTATTGATATCTTAACTGTTGCTTATATACCAAACTTAGGAAGAATAGATATACTTATTGTTCCAGAAAACTTTAAATACGGAGATGGATTTGGAGTTGATGATGGCGCGATTTAATCCTAAAACAAATAAAGCTGTATATGAATCAGAATCTTATGGACAAGGTGTAGAACTAGATAACTTGCAAGATAGTGCAGAAATGTTTAAAGAAGAGGTTGCTGAGACACAAGGTGTACCTAGAGTACAAGCTCCTGCAACACAAAACTTTTTAAACTCACAACAAGGTATTTATACACCTACAAATAGTCCTGGAGAAGATGTAGCTACAAGTCAATACAAAACAGCAAGTGGTTTACCACAGGTAGATGCAAATATGGCATTGAGGAGAATGTATCAGTTCATACAAAGTAAAGATATTATAGCTTTGATGGATGATGAATCAGCAGCACCAGAGGTAACTTAACATGGCATGGCAGTGGAACTTCTCTGCTCCTTGGGAAGATGGGCAAGATGAAGACTTTAGAAATGAGTCTTTAGCACAATCAGAACAACTTAATAATTTCTTTGCTAACAATCCAGCTATACCACAAAACATGGCTGAGATATCTAGAAGATTTGGTTACTTACCTAAAGACGTACAAGTAGCAGGTGCATTAAGTGGACTTACAGCTGACTCTCCAGAGTTTACAGCTATTGTTGAAAGATTTATGGAGAAAGAATCTTCATGGTGGGAATCAACAAAAGCAGCAACAAGAGGTGTAGTTAGGTCTGCAGTTGTTGGTATGGAGTCTGCATCACAGTTTGTTAAGAAGTATGGAACTGCAACCATGAAATATTATGGTAAAAGACAGATTAATCCTTTAGCAGCTTTCTCAGGTATAGGAACATTAATGCCTTTACTTGACCCAGAAGGTAGAGATGAAATAGCACAATCTTTTAAAGACCAAGGTCCTACTCTTGCAACTAGAGCTATAAATCAAATCCGTGAAGGTAAGCGAGTTAACTTAGGAGAGGGTTACTTTGGTAATTCTACAGTTGCAGAAGAAACAGATATATATAAAGAACTTGTTGGTAGAGGTGCTAACCCTGACCAAGTAAAAGAAATCATTCAAGAGTATTACGGCACACCTATCTCACAACAAGAGATGTCATCTAGAGAAGGTAACTCAGGAACATACAGAGGTAGAAAAGGTGTAGTTAAACTATCTCCAGGTAGAGTTGCAGCAGTAGAAGTCTTTGAGCCAGGTACAAGAAGTTTCAATCTTATGTCAGGTATTATTGATGCAGCGTACACAGTGTTTACTGACCCAGCTAACTATGCAGGTATGGGATTTGCTAAAGCTGGTAAAGCAGCTAAGAGTTTTAATCAAACTGCAGCAAAAGCAGACGCAGGACTTTTAGATAAAGTTGTTAGAAAAACAGTTAAAGTACCTACAGCTAAACAATATTTCTTAGAAAGTAAAACAGGAGATGACATAGCTCAACTGTTTGCTGATGCTAAAACTTATGATGAAGTAGAGATACTTCTAGGTAGGCAAGGTAAGTTAGCTACAGAAAAATCTGCAGGTGGTGCAAGATTATATAAAAGATTAAGAGACACTAATGATAAAGACGCAATAAAGAATATTCTTATAAATGCTGTAGAAGACCCTTTGACTAATGTGTCCCAAAGATTAGACCCTAACTCATTGTTATTTAAAGGAAGTCTATCTAAAACAGCAGCTAAGTTTATGTACGGAGATAAACAAGCAGCAGTAGGTTTAAGAACAAATATGAAACTCAATGGTAGTAATAACATATTCAGTAGATTGTTTTCAGAGTTTCCAGCACCAAAGATTAATACTGATGATTTGAATGAAACATTTTTTCAACTAAAAGGATTTATGAAATTCGCAAAGGTTGATGATGATGTTGCAACTAAAGCATTAGACAGAGTAGCAGATGCTATGGAAGATGAAACTCTTAAACAACTAGAAGGTATGCCAGCATCATTACAAAAACTAAATATGATGTTAGATATCTATTCAGGAGAAGCTGGTGTACTTAGGCACATACAAGAAAAGTTTGGTGCATTAGGTTTACCTAGAGAAGTTGTAAATCAAATAGGTAAGTTTACTGCAAGCATAGATGAAGCTAACAAATATTTTTATGGTACATATGGAGAAGAAGCATGGAACTTACAAAAACTTGACATTATGGACAAAGGTCTTAACTCTTTAGATAGCATAGAGTTCAATATGGCTGAGACTATAGATTTGCTTGACACCATACTTACAAACACAAGTTTTAAAAAGACTAAAACAATTAGAAAGTTTGAAGACCTTAAACAAGATTTCTTAGCAAATGCTGAATCAGCAGCAAGAGTACCTACTGACTTAGCAGAGGGACAGATACTACCTAGAAAGATTATTACAGGTGGTGGTCCAGGTTCAGAACAAGAAGCATTAAAGATTGCAAAAGAATTAGATATAGAAACTGGTGGTACTGGTACTCCTGGTTTTAATCACGTTGCTGCAGAAGATGCAGGTAGATTTGATAAAGACGCTGGTAAGTTAAATGAATTTGGTTTAACTGATGACTCTGCAAGACAGGTTGACTTTATAGATAAACAAATAGAAGCAAAAGAAAAAGCAGCTATGTTTAAAAATAATTCAAAGGTTACTGCAAGAAAACTTCTTACTCAAATTAAAGAACAAAAGAAGGTTGCTGAATATAGAGTCACAGGTATAGACAAAGGTATTAAAAATGCACAGATAAGTCCTGTAGCTACAGAGGAACAAATTCTTGTAAAAATACAAAATGCTTTGAATAATCAAGAAAGTTTAGACAAACTCAGGGTAAATCTAGAAGGTAAGACTACAAGAGGAGTTACACAAGAAGGTAAAAGAATTAAAGAAACTTCTGTGCAATTACCTACAACACAAAAAGATATTATTATTAACGAGTTTAACTTTGAAGCACAGACAAGAATCTTAAGATACGCTAGAGGTTTAAGAAATGACCCTGATAGAGGTATTATGTATGAAGACTTTGACATGATTGGATATCAAAAAGAATTAAAAGCGTTAGCAAAAGAACGTGATGTATTAAATAAAAAATTACAAAAACTAAATGCTAATGAGTCACAAAGACTCTTAGAGATTAATGATGATTCTGTTGTTAAGCAGTTAGATAACTTACAAAAAGAAAAAGTAAAACTTCAGAATAATGATTATTCAACAAAACCTTTGCCTGGTAAATACTATGTTAATAGAGCTAAGAAGAATGTAGATGATGCAGATATGACTGTAGTAGTTTATAACAGTAAGTCAGCACCATTAGGTAAAGGGTCTATAGGAACAATTAACTATGCTACTAGCAGTAAGTGGTCATCTGGTAAACCTAGTCTTAAACGCGGGTCTAACGTAAAAGGTAATAAACCTATAGTTGTTATTGATGCTGCAGAAGAATTAACATTTGCAGATATACAAAAAGTACAAGCTCTAATAAAGAAATATCCAATTGTAAACGTAGCAGGACCTAGAACATTTACAGATTCTGAAGCAATGAATCCTCTACTTAAAACATTGTTTGTGCAAAAAGAAGATGCGTTTGATACTAAATTTGGATTTAAAGTTTATAAAAATGCAAAGGTATCTCCTAACCAAGTACTTAATTACTTTGAAAACCTTACAGATGATGCAGAGTTTTTAGAAGAAGTAACAGGACAGCTTATGAAGAAAGCTAACTTCAATGAAGTAGAGGCTGTTGTAGGTAGACCTACAGCACATTTGATATCAGAGTATTTAGCTTCAGGTTCGTTACCACTTCCAGATGCAAGACTATTCTTAAGAGTCTTTGCACCAGCTAGAGAGTTCTGGGCAAGATTAGTTCCAGGTGTTGTTAAACCACCAGCAGCAAAAGAAGCAGCAAAGATTGCAGATAAAAGAGAATTTGTTGTATCTGACTTTGAAAAATTTCTATCTAAACCTATAAAAGATTTATACGATTTACAGATGGCTGACGAAAAAACTATATTTGACCATGCAAAACTTATGGTTAAAACAACTAGAAAAAAGTTTAACTTAAGTAAAGACGAAGAAAGCGTTAGAGAGTTAACACAAGGTTGGTTATCTTTACTAGGAGATAGCTACATGAACAAAGCATGGAAGCCATTCATTCTTATTAGAGGTGCGTGGACTGCAAGAGTTGTTGGTGAAGAACAGATACGTATGTGGGCAGCAGACTTAGATAACGTATTTACACACCCTATATCAGCATTTGCTTGGATTATGGGTAAGAACAGAAAACAAGTATTGAATGAACTTGGTGATGTAGAGAATCTAAACATTGATGCACTTATAGCCAAAGGACAATTTGGTATTAGAGATAATGGTGTATTAGGACAAGCTCTTGAACATCAAGCCTCAATGTCTAAATCTCATGGAGGTATCTTAGATACAGATAAACTAAAGAGAACTTGGGCTATGAAACAAGTTAAGTATGGTGAAGATGGCTTTACTGGTTCTGCTGTATCTGAAATATATCAAATGGTTGATGACCCAATAGCACAGCAATTAGCAGCTATAAAAGGTGGTATAGATGACCCTGCATTTAGAGCTGGGTTACAAGATGTTAAAGATAGATTTTGGAATGATGACTTATCAGATTGGAGAAATGCTTTAGCGTATGGGTCTGATGAAGCTGGTAAGTATCAAAAGATTAAAATACTAAACGATAGACAATGGGCAGATGATTATATTGATTCTGTATTTGCACGAGTTCACTATAAAACTGGTGGTGCTTACAAAGTATATGAGATATTACCTGATGGTACTAAAAGATTATTTGATGATGTTATTGGTCAGACTAGAACAAGAAAGTCTGCACAATCACGAATAGAGTTTGAGCTTACAGAAACTGGTAATAGTGAGTTACTAGAACATATTGCTAAAGGTGCAGAACTAGATAGAGTTACACAGCAAGGTGGTAGACCTGTATATCTACAAATAGGTGATGAACAAATTACTTTTGGTAGAAATGGAACTATAGGTGATAAAAAGAAATATCAAGCATACTTAGGTAGATTAGATAATAAACAACAAATATATAAACCTCATCACACTATGAAGAAGTCTGTATACGATTTAGATGGAGAAAGAATTAACTCCTATGACGCTGCTATAGAAAGATTATTCTCTATAGTTATGTCAGCTCCTACAAATAGATTGTCACGTTCTCCTGCTTTTAGACAGTTCTACTGGAGATTCATAGAAGAGAACATGGCTTATTTTGATGATGGATTAAGAAAACAAATTAAGCAACAAGCACAACGTTCTAAGTTAGATAAATCTTTTATGAAGAAGCTAGAGAAAACAGGTAAGGTTACTGCTGATGAAGGTAAGTTACTTAACCTAGATAGCTTAGATGAATTAGACAATGTAGCAAAAGCCTATGCAATGACAGAGACTAAAGGGTTATTGTATGACTTAAACAAAAGACATGTTGTATCTGACATGCTAAGACTAGCTTTCCCATTCGCAGAAGTTTACATAGAGATACTAGGAACTTGGTCAAGATTATTAAACAAAAAGAAATTCCTTATGACACGTAAAATGTCACGAGGTATAGAAGGTGGTAGAAAATTAAGTTTAGATGATGATGACGAAGGATTCTTTCATACAGATGATATGACAGGAGAAGAGATGTTCTTCTTTCCTGGTTCTGAGATGCTATCAAATTACATGTTTGATGGAAACAAAGACTCTAGAACTGTTACTAATCCAGTCACAGGAGAAGTTATAGAAGCACCAGATGCAAAAGTAAATCTCAAAGGTTATGTATCTTCATTGAACATGATTGCTGGTAACCCTGCACCAGGTCTAGGACCATTGGTAGGAATACCTGCAGGTAAGTTATTACCTAAGACTGATTTAATAGATAAAGTATTCTTTCCCTATGGTAGAGAAGAAGATAGTCCTTTAAATCCTTATACATTTGCAGATGCTTTAGTACCTTCATGGCTTAAGAAAGCATTGTCTATAGGTTCTAACAATACAGAACTTAATAGAACATACGCTAATACTTACAAAGATGTAATTAAAATGTTTGTTACTACAGGATTATATGATGACAGTACACCAGCTAAAGCAAAAATAGCTATGGAGAAAGCTGAAAGCACAGCTACTACTCTAACTTTAATTAGGTCATTGATACAGTTTGCAGCTCCAACAGGTGCTGTAATCCGTTATGAAGTAGAAGTTGCACCAGGTGGAGCTATACATATAGACCCTGCTAAAACAAAAGATGAAGACCCTAAACATCATTTCTATGGAATATCAGTATTGTCAGACGCTTATTACAGAATATTAGCTAAATACAGAGGAGACCAGATTAAAGCTACCACTGAATTTGTTAATCAATTTGGTTTAGACCCTACTGCATTGTTAGTTTCTAAGTCTAAAGAAATAAAGAAGAGAAGCTATACAGATGAAGGAACTAGATTCTATCAAGATAATGAAGAGTTTATGGACACATATCCAGATGTAGGTTACTTCTTATTCCCAGATAACCCATTAGATGAGTTTAACTTTGTTGCTTGGGCAGATTCTTTTGCAGAAAGAGATAGAGTTGATTTATCAGAAGACGAGTATATAACTGCAGTCAGACAATCACAAGGTAGATTAGCTTATGAATACCAAAGAAGATTGTTATTTGATTCAGGTATACACAATAACCTTAGTGGAGAGAGAAAGTATCAGATACTTACTGAACTTAGAAATGCATTAAGAGTTGAATATCCAGGTTACGGAACAGTATCTACTGCTGCAAAGAGCATAGATTCAGATGCTAAGTTACGTCAACTAGAATACATGATTGAAAATGAAGGCAATCAAACTATAAACCTACCCAATGGTGAAACTACTTTGTTAAAAGATTTACCAACCATGCAAGGTTTATCTGTATACTTAGAAGAGCGAAATAAGATTCTATCTATAATTAAACAAAAAGACGGAATACGTGCAACTTTAAGAAGAGATGAGTATTCTTATTTTAGGAATAGTCTTAGACAACTAGCACAACAGTTGTTCTCAGAGTATCCAGACTTTTACTATGTCTATGATGACATACTAAGATATGAGGTAGAAGAAGAATTTAGTGATGTATTTACATCAGGCGAGGGATATTAATGGCAGATAAAGAAGTACAAAAGTATTTAGAATTAGGAAAAACTTTGAGAAGTATTTATGATTCTATTGGTGCAGGAATACTTAAGAATGATGATTTTCAAAGAACATTTTTTTCTGCTTTACCAGATTTGCCAGGAAATGTCGTAGAAGATATTTTAAAAATATTAGAAAGTGGTGCAAACACTTCTTCTATGCAAAAACTTTTAAGCGTTCTTTTTCCAAAGTCAGAAGATTTACAAAGAAGACAAGCAATTACAGAAGCCTTTGTTACCGGTCTTGAGGGAGAACAAGTAACTATAGATTTAGATTCTATGGATACTACAAGAGAAGGAGCAGCAGAGACACCAGTATCTGCAGCAGAAGAATCTATTATTGCTTATACAAATAACATAGTTCAACAAGTTGGAGAAACATCTAGACGTAGAGTACAAGGGGAAATTAAACCTAAAACTATAGAAGAGTTGAGAGCAGAAGCCTTTGGAGAATATCAATCTACAGGTAATACCGATAAGTTATTACAAAACCTTGCATCAATAGATTCAGCAGAAGATTTAAGTAGGCAAATAAATAACGCAGAGTATGCTTATGAACAAGCATTCTTTTTCGGTAATGAAGTTGGTTACTACGGTATAGACTCAGCAAATGCAGTAGAAGACTTAAGAGCTTCTTCTGGTAATGAGAACTTAGTACCTCTATATAACATAGGATTAGAAGAAACGTTTCTACAAAACATACCTTCTGATAGAGTTATAGATTATCAATTAGCTTTAGTACAGTCAGGATTTTTAGACCCAGGTACATTTACATCAGGAGAATATGATACAGCAACTAAAGAAGCAGTTAAAGCATCCTTTAGTTACATGAATCCTAAAGCACAGTTTGGAATAGACTCTAATGATTTACAAGAAATAGCACTAGCTTCAGGTGGAAACAACACAGCTTTCTTAGGTTTTATAAGAGACTTTTACTTAGATGGATTAGATGACATTGGCTTTTCAGATGTAGATACTATGAATCAAGGTCCAAGTATTATCGTCATGCCTAGTCCTGATAACTTAAAACAACAGATAGATACTGCTGTAACAACCATAGCTGGTGTAACACCTAATGATACTTTGTATTATGGTGTACAGGAATGGGCTTCAGGAAAAATAAGAGAGTTAACACAAAGTTATCAACAGGGTCAACGTAAATATAGAAATCAAACACGTATGGCACAAGAAGATGCTTTGAGAAGAAAGAAGTTTGGCTTACCTGAAAAGACATATGAGATAGACGCTCCAATGACAGAAGAGGGAATAAGTTCAGCATTCAATTATGAATTACAAAATTATGTCAAGTCACAGTATGGAGATTTAATAGATGCAGGTCAAGAAGAAAATGCTTATCGTAAGGGTATAGCTTCTGTAATAGCAGCATTTAGTAAGAGATAATGGAAGACCAGCAAATACCTTGGGAAGAGTGGGCAAGATTACTCGTTGAAGTTGCAGTTGAACTTAAAGAATCTGGTATGGAATTAAAAGAAGACCCTTCTGAAGATGTACAAGCATTAAGAAATATAATTGCTATTTCTGCAGCAGAGTGGAGAAAAGGTGATGACGTTAATCTTGATGGACCTAGTATGGGTAAAGCATTAGGAGATGAAGAGTCTTATTCGCCAGTACAAGTTTTTATGCCTGTATGGGGTAAAGATACTACAGCTTCTGGAGATGTAACTCTTATAAATAGTCCTTATGTCCCAGAGTTTAAAGACATTAAAAAAAATAAGTTAATTGAATTACTTTCTACAGATACAAAACTCGCAGCTAAAGCAGCTGTAATTCTTATGCAAAACAATAGAGGATATGATATATGGTCAACCTGGTCTATTGTAAATAAAGAACCTGCATACTTTGAGTTTTCAAAAGATTTTACTATTCCTAAAAAAACAGAAGTACCTTCGGATGCTGTAGACGTAAATAGAATATATACACCAGGCTATGAACCAGGTACAGGCAGACCTCTTGATGATGGTAAAACTATACCTTTTACAGAAGATGTAAGTACTGCAAGAGAATCAACTCTAAGAAAGAAACAAGGTAAATACCTTGCTAGAATAAAATTTAACAATCTATTAAGTCAATTTGGAGAGGAAGTAGATGTCGACAAGTAATATAACTTTAGATGATGGTTCAACGGTAGAACAAACATTAGGTTCTGAAGAAGAGAATTATACTCCTACGTACAATAATTATACTGGTCATTCACAAAAGCCTACTCCTGAACAAGTTTATTATGATGGTAATTTTTACTATTGGTTATGGGATATCTCTGGAAACTTAGATGAAGCAGACGGTACAAGTTGGTTAGCTTACAGAGCAGGTACTAGATATAACCCTAATGGTTTTAATGACACACCTAGTGGAGAGAATAGAACTGGTCCACAAGCAGTAACAACAGCACCAGGCAACTTAGTTGGAGATGACATCTTAGATATAAAACAGATATCAAGCTCTTATAACTTGCTTGATGGTTGGAATCCTGGAGAACAGTTTGAAGACAGAATAGCTATGTATGAAGACGTAGCACCATTCTTTTTTGAATCTGTTGTCGATGAACAGGGTAATGTTGAATATCCAGGAATGTCACTACTCTTTGATTCAGTAGTAAGTGGAGTTCCTATTGATGAAACTGACCCTAGATTAATTGCACTCAAAGCTCCTTACACAAATGAAAAGATACAATATTTAAACGCTTTAGGAAAATCAGGTTACACAATATCAGGCAAACCAAATCAAAAGTTATTAGCTTTGAAGGTTACACGAGCTGGACAACTAGACAGTGCATTAGCTAGTCTAGGTTTGAATCCTAATAAATATAAAGTAGATAATTCAGATACTTATGAGGGGTTATTAAATATAGCTGTACAGGGAGACATATCTGCTGGGTTACTTAAAAACTTTATTGGTTATGTTGAAAACCTAGATGGCTATGCAATAGGTTCTGAAGATACCTTAGCACCGTTGTTTAACAATGTTGCAGATAAACTTAATGTTGATAGTTCAGGATTAGATTTATCAGACTATATCTTTAACAATAAAGCACAGGCAAAGGGAACAGAGATTCTCGGTGCAGGTGTCTACAATGGATTAGCTGAAAGTGAAAAGAGAACTATAGCTACGCTGTATGCAACTGAGGGAGAGGAATCAGTTAAAGAATATTTACAAACTATCTTTGACAACAATCCTTACTTTGAAAGATATGCAGGAAAAGGTCTTAACTATGGAAAGATAGTTGGTCCATATCTTAAACTATACGCATCTATATACGGAGATAATCCTGATGAAACTAGCACAGAGTTCCTAGAAGAACTTAATAATGGTTTCCAAGATGCTGGTAAAAACTTTAGACAAAAAGCATACAATAGTAACAATGAGTTCTTTGCTTACAACTTAGCAAGTGAGAT